TATATTACAAATAGAAATAAATGACGGGTTCGTTTATGAACCTAATTATAAATATAGGTTAGGAATTGTAAAAAAATACAATTATATATCATGGAAAAACTATTATAAACAATCTTATGTACCAATAAAAATGTCAACAGATATTTTAATAATATTAGAAACATTTTTAAAAAACATATCACAATTACCAAATATTTTACCAAATATTACAGATGTTTCATCAAATTTTATAAATGTTATATATAATTTAACTATTTTAAGAGATGTTCTAAGTACTTTACCAATTTATACACAAACATTAGAAGATAATGTTAAAGATATATCAGACAATTTAATTAGTATTAATAAAAATTTAATATTTGCACCAGAATTGTATAATAATATGTCAAATTTAAAAAATGTACGTAATAATATTGTAAATATTTCACAATATACAAATTATTATTCAACAATATTAAAAAATTGTAAGAATATAAATATTACAAAAATAAATAATGTATCAAATATAATTTATAATAATGCATTAAAATATAAATTATTATTATCAAATTGTGATTTTTTGGGTGAATTTTTAACAAAAACAAATATATTAAAAAGTGTATTCTTTCCTTTACGAAAATTTTTTAATGAACAAAATAATGGAGAAATTGTTAATTTATTAAACAATTTAGAAACAATTTTTAATTCTGTTATTTTACCAACTGATTTATCAGAAAATACAATTTTTTTTGTAGATACTGTATACACTACTAATATTAATTATTTAACTGATATAATTATTAGCAGTGCAAATATTAATTTAGGTAATTATAGTGTTAAAAATACAGAATGGAGATCTATGAATCGAGAATTTGATAATTATAATAATAATATTGGTAATTTATATTTAATTAATGATATTTCTAATAATATTAATAATTTTTTTACTTTAAATGATAATGTGCAAGCTAATATTAATGATATAACTAATTTAGCAAATGAATTAGAAGGAAAAAAAATTGATGATATTATTAAATTGATAAAAAATACAGATTATTTAAAAAATATAATTGATTCATTACAATCGTTAGATACTATTAGTGATATTATAAGTACATTTTTACAATTAGGTTCTCCGATTGACATAATATATAGAGATATAAGTGATAATATAACTAATATCAATGATATTAGTTTAAATAAAATAAAAAATGATAATATTATTAATAAATTAAAAAATATTATTATTAATATATTAGATATAAAAAATAATATCAATGAATCAATTGTTATATTAAATAAATTAACATCAATTACAGATATAATAAGTAAAACAGAAGATTTAAAAGATGACATATCAAAGATTAAAAATTTTTTGGCATTATTTCCAGTTATTACAACATTAGCTAAATCAATGCCAAAATTTATAGATATAATTAATGATAAAGATAATAATATTCCTTTTACAGAATTATCTGAACTATCAGAATCAACCTATGATATAATTAATATATTTAAATCATTATATTCAAATTTAACTCAAATAAATGGCAATCTAAATTTAAAAACAAACTCACCAATAATTACTAAATTAAATTTTATAACAATGCAAATTAATAAAATTAATGAATTTAATGATCTTAATGATCTTTCAAAAACTGTTAATAATTTAGTTGGTTCAATGAATACTTTTGCAACTACAAACAATAGTTTTGATATAATATTATATAATAATTTATCATTAAAAGATAATATTACAATTTTTGAAGATTCATTTAAAAATTATTTTTGTAAAGATATTTCAGCAAATATAAGTAAATTACCTATTATATATGATTTAATAACAAATCTACCAAATATAAATGTAAATACAATAGATATTAATTTAATAAATAATCATCTTAGTTATTTTAAAGTTATTGATGATTATAATTTAAGAATTGGAACAATTAATTTTACTTATCAAAATTATCCAATTATTCCAATTGAATTTAAAGATATTATTGATAACATTAATAATTTTATAAAATTAATAGAAAATATTGATGATTTAATAATATTAAATAATAAATTAAAAGGTAATACGATTAATAATACAACAATAATATATAATAATTTAAATGATATTTATGATTTATTAAAAATTAATCAAAGTTTAGATGCATTAGAATATTTAATTGATAATTTTATAGATTTTAAATATAAAATTATAGAGTGGTATAAAAAAAGTAATAAATCAATATATTTAATATGTAAAGATGATAATAATTATCTTGATTATTACGACTGGGTATTTTTAAATGATTCAAATGTTTTATTTATCATTGATAAATATGATTTAAAATACGATAATATAAATTATAAAATTTTAAAAATTGTATGGAATAACAACAATTTCTTGTATGACGATACGCAAACATATATATTACAGAATGGGATAGGTCATATTTTAGAAAAGTTAAACTTGTATAATATATTAGATACAAATATAATATTAGATATATATTTTAGTACAATTAATTACAATGAAATAATCAAGAAATATAATAATAATTTAAATAAATCACAAAGCGTAAAAGATTATAAAAACTATATGTTAAATGATATAATAAGTAATATAAATAATAATCATCCATTGATTAATTTACCAAACGATAAAATATCTAAAATTTATAATCAACATTTTAATAATTTTAGATTTACCAATAATAACAATGATGATAATAATATTATTACACAATATAAAATTAATATGGATAAAAAAATTAATAATGTAATTAAATTAAATAATATAATAAATAGACCTATAAAACCTAGAGTATCATGGATAAAATTTGTTGGTCATTTTATTTTTAACAAAATTAATTTAAGAATCAATGATTATACATTACAAGAACTTTCGTCAGATTGGTTGCATATTTGGTCGCATTGTACCATAAATGAAAATAAATATAACGGATATTATAAAATGATTGGTAATACCAAAGAATTATATAATTTCGACGCCAATAAAAAAAAGAAAAGTAATTTATATATTCCTTTGCCTTTTTATTTTCAAAATAAATTCCATTTGGCTTTGCCTTTGATCGCGTTACAAAACAGTGAACTAATATTTGAAGTCAATACGCGTAATATAAATGAATTAATTTATATAGAGGATGGAGCTTCTTTGATTGGTAATATGAAAATAAAATTTGAGTTGATGGGTAGTTTTGTTTATTTAAGTGATTATGAAAGAGAATTATTTGCAAAAATGCGGCATGAATATTTAATAGAGCAGGTACAATACTGTTATGAAAATATATCACAAAACAATAATGGTAACATTAAATTAAATTTTGTGAATCCAGTGAAAGATATGTTTTTTATAGTTCAGGATAAATATTCATTAATAAATAAAGAATATTACCAGTATGAAAATGTTTTAAAAAATACATCTTTAAATTTTAACGGACATGATAGATTTAGCAATGTTCCATCAGAATTAACTTCATTAATATATCCACATACGTATTATGAAACAACATTTTTAGACGGGTTGAATGTGTATCCATTTTGTTTGTATCCTTTGTCATACCAACCGTCTGGGTCTTGTTCATTTACTTATTTAAACAACAAATTATTTAAATATAATTTAGATAAGCAAATTAACAACGGAATTATAAAAATATTTGCAAGGTCGTACAATATATTAAGAATATCGAGTGGTATAGGGTGTATTTTTATTTAGATTATAATTTATTTAAATTATATTTAAAAACTAGTATACAAGTAATATTAAAAATATTATGCCTGCAGGTGCTTTACAATTAGTTTTAACAGGATATCCCGAAACATTCTTAGTCTCTAACCCTCAAATAACATATTTTAAACAAGTTTATAAAAGACATACAAATTTTGCAGTAGAACCTATACCTCAATACTTCAATGTTAAACCTGATTTTGGTTCTCGTGTGACATGTACTATTTCAAAGATAGCAGATTTAATTGGTAAAATTTATTTAGTAGTAAATCTACCACCTATTGGTAAATTTATAGATTTCCCAGGAGAAGAAGGTCAAGGTAACAGTAATATTGCATCTTGTGCTTGGTGTAAGAAAATTGGTTGGAATATAGTAAAACAGGTTGAATTAGAGATAGGAGGAAATATTTTGGAACGACAATACGGTGACTGGTTAAATATATATTCCGAATTATCGACACCAATATCAAAACGCAGAGGATTAAATAAAATGATTGGTAATATTCCTGAAATTTATGAGAATACAAATGGTAAAAAAGGTTATTTATTATATATACCTTTAATGTTCTGGTTTTGTCGTAATTACAACATGGCTTTGCCCATAATAGCATTAGATAATTCTGATATAAAAATAAATGTTGAATTTAATCAATTAGACGATTGTTTAATTTTATCACCATCTCATTATATTATAATTGAGGAAGATATTGTTAATTATAAAAATGATGAAATAATTAAACAAGAATATCAAAATAATATTTTTTATGCCAGATTCAATTATTTTGATGTTATAAATAAAAGGTTGTATTATACTAAAATTACACCAGAGCAATTTATACCTAATATTGTTATAATTGGAATACAAAATAAATATTCAGTTACTCCTATTGAAAATGAAAAACTATATTTAGATAAAAATAGATATTTTTCTCACATTATTAATTTATCATTAAATAATGCATATTTATTGGTTGATATGATTTATTTAGATAATACCGAAAGGGTTCATTTTGCAAAAAAAGAGCATACTTATCTTATAGATTATGTACAATTTGATAATGATAAATTAGTATATCATAGCAATAATAAAATAAAACTGGGTTATAAAAATCCTGTAAAAGAATTAATAATCAGAGCTAATTATGATTATTTATTAAAAGGATATTCAAAAGAATCATTTAATTATACAAACTCTCCATACGAATTAGAAGGGGATAATCTTATTAAAAGAGCTTCTATACTTTTAAATGGTCAAGAAAGAGTTAAGGAAAAGAATTTTAATTATTTCGAATACATACAAAATTTTCAAAATCATACTGTATATAATACGATTGGTATCAATACTTATAGTTTTTCTATAAAACCAGAAAGCATATCTCCAACTGGTACATGTAATTTTAGTAATTGTGATGATATTGTAATTAATTTAACAATTGATAAAGGCGTATCGTATCAAAGACCTGTAAAAATAAAAGTATATGCATTAACATATAATATTCTTAAAATATCAAACGGTTTTGCTAAGATTTTATTTTAAAAATGAATACAACCAAATTCGTTTTTTTATATAAATTAATATTAAATAGTAATTTATATGGAAAATAATTTACAAGTAGAAGAAAATAATATATTATTACAAGAAAATAATATATTATTACAAGAAAATATATTACAAGTAGAAGAAAATAATATATTATTACAAGAAAATATATTACAAGTAGAAGAAAATAATATATTACAAGAAAATATATTACAAGTAAAAGAAAATAATATATTATTACAAGTAGAAGAAAATAATTTACAATTAATTTTAAATAAATATAATACAAAAAAAAATTCTAAATATAATAATTATGGTAAATATTATGATAAATATTTAAATAATTATATAAATAAACAAATACGTTATTTAGAAATTGGCGTGTCAAATGGCAAAAATTTATTTGCTATGTGTGAATATTTTGGCAATGCCAAAGTTATAGTTGGTATTGATAGAAATCCATATTGTATTACATTTGAAGAAAAGGAAAAAAATATATTTGTTGAAATAGGGAAACATAACAATGAAATATTTTTAAAAAAAGTCAATGATAAATATGGTGGTTTTGATATTATCATTGACGATGGTAGCCATGAATTAGATGATATATTAGTATTATTTAATACATTATTCCCGTTATTAAATGACAAGGGTGTTTATATTATTGAAAATACTGTTAATATTCGAGATTATTTATATTTTTTCCATAATTTAGTTAGATATAAAAATAAAACAACAAATGATTATGGAGGCGATGATTCTTTAGTAGATCCTGAAAAAATTAATATGAAAACAGATAATATATTAGAATATTCTCTTGGTGATATTATTTTTACTAATGCTGCTATTATTATTTATAAAGATGTTAAATATCATTGGATAAATAATATTTAATTAAAAAAATATTATAATATATTATATATATTATAATATGTTCGCAGAATATAATTATATTGATAATAATTATAAATTAATTGAAAATTTTGATGATTTGTTAATCCCACCTTCTGAATGTACACCAAATCTAACAAAATATTATTCAACAGCTAGACAACAAAATTATTGTTATGATCAAAAAAGTACACGAAAACCAGTTATATATAATTTACCAACAGAATGTTTGGATAGTTATATAAAAGTCGATTCTATGTGTAAAAAACAAGTGGTTGCGCCTGTTCCTGTAGTTGCACCTGTTCCTGTAGTTGCGCCTGTTTCTGTTCCAGTTGTTGCGTCTGTTCCAGTAGTTGCACCTGTTCCTGTAGTTGCACCTGTTCCTGTAGTTGCACCTGTAGTTGCACCTGTAGCTGTTGCACCTGTAGCTGTTGCACCTGTTCCTGTAGTTGCACCTGTAGTTGCACCTGTTCCTGTAGTTGCACCTGTAGCTGTTGCACCTATTCCAGTAGTTGCACCTGTTCCTGTAGTTGCACCTGTATCTGTTCCAGTTATCGCACCTGTAGTTGCGTCTGTTCCTGTAGTTGCACCTGTATCTGTTCCTGTAGTTGCACCTGTTCCTGTAGTTGCACCTGTATCTGTTCCTGTTGCTCCTCTTGAAGTTTCAGCTAGATGTAATCCAAATGAAATATTCAAATTTAATAATTGTTATACTTCATTAGGTAAATTAATAGGTCCTTCATTTTGTGATCCTGGTTATATTAAAATTGGGGAAACTTGTAGATCAAACATTAATACTGCACCTGTAGTTGCACCTGTATCTGTTCCAGTTGATGTACCAGTTCCTGTATCTGTTCCTGTTGCTGTACCAGTATCTGTTCCTGTATCTGTTCCAGTTGTTGCACCTGTATCTGTTGCACCTGTATCTGTTGCACCTGTAGCAGTTGCACCTGTATCTGTTGCACCTGTAGCTGTTGCACCTGTATCTGTTCCAGTTGTTCCTGTTGTTCCTGTTGTTCCTGTTGTTCCTGTTGTTCCTGTTGTTCCTGTTGTTCCTGTTGTTCCTGTTGTACCTGAAGTTCCAGCTAGATGTAATCCAAATGAAATATTAAAATTTAATAATTGTTATACTTCATTAGGTAAATTAATAGGTCCTTCATTTTGTGATCCTGGTTATATTAAAATTGGAGAAACTTGTAGATCAAATATTAATAATAATAATACACAAATAGATAAGAATATAATAACAAGTAATCCATTAACATTAGACAAAAATATATCAAATTATTTTGGAATATATAATATGCCCAAATCATATTTTGAACCTGTATATGGTTATCCTTTATATTATTGGGAGGGATTGCAAAAAATAGATAATACTTCAGATATAATAAATAGGATATCTTTATCAGAAAATGTTAAAATTGATGATTCTAAATATACAAATATATTTAATAAAAGATATTTAATAGTTATTAATAATACATCAATAACAAATAATATTCCTACAAATTACGCAACATTTAGGTTACCTATAGATCCGAACACTCATAATACTGTATTCATTCAAGCAATAACTAGAGCAAGATGGAATAATATAAACATGTGTATATGCGACCCTATTACAAGAAAACCAATTAAAAAAATAATGACAAGATCAAATACAAATAATAATGTAAAAAATATAGGGAATTCATCATTCTTAGGACCATATAATAACAATGCATTACAAGGAATGTTTGAATGGTTATCATTTGGTATTTCTAAAACATTAATAAATACTTATAAGACATCAAATAATGAAATATATGTATCAATTAATTGTGGTAAAGAAAGTTTAGAAAATATTATATTATCTGGTATTGCAGTATGTCAAAATCCATATGGTATAACAACAATACCAGCAATAAATTTATATTGGGGAAATAATGGAGTACAAAAGCAAATAGATAATGTTTGGACAGAGGAAGGTGTTAAATATAATAATGTTGTATTAGAAGAATCATGTGTTGAATTTTTATCAAACGATGTATTTAAAATTAGAGTACCGGTATTATCCAATAATAAAGGGTTAATTATTGGATTTATTTTAAATAATAATTTATGGTACGATGGTAATGTTCAAATATATTTAGCTGACAATAAATATTACGAATTATCTCCTCTTGTCATAGGTAGGTATGGAGCGTCAAATTTGGCACGCGGAGTAAACAGATATCCTAAGGGATTTTATGTATCTAATATAAGTAATTATATAAGAACAGATGATGACGGGATGACATATATTGACATTATAGTCGATAATTCTAAAGATATTAATTCGACAAGTATCCGTGGTATCTATACCGAATTAGCGGAGCCGGAATAAGACATTACATACTCGTTATCAAGTTGAGCATGTAATGTAATTTAGCCATTATTATAAATAAAGATGTTAAGTATCATTGGATAAATTAACTGAGACTTGCCAAAGATTTGTTATACCGAATTAACGGAGCCAGAACGAGACATTACATTGGGTTGATAATATTTAATTAATTTATAATTATATTGATAATAATTATAAATTAACTGACAATTTTAAGATTTTTTAAATCTAAATCTAAATCACAAGACATTACATACTCTTCATCAGGATAGTAGTCAAATAATACATCTTCTTCATCGACTTCATCTTTGGCAAAGCCAAAATTAGAATAAAATTTTTCTAATCTATCTGCCTTCTCATCTTTATCTATTTTAAGATATGTTTTAGTAATGTTAGAAGCTTTTAGATGTTTGATAATGTGTTGCATAAGTAAGCTTCCGTATCCGCATTTTTGAGGATTTGATCCAATGCAAGAAATAACTGCTATGTTGTCCCAAATTTCCATGATAGCACAACAAACTATTTTGCCATCAATACAACCTATTGCTAAACTGTCTCCACGGCATTCGCCTTCGCCATATTCATTACCGAATGCTTCTATCCATACTGTATTAGCTTCTTTAACAAATCTTTCAAAATCTTTATCTTCTTTATTGATGTTTGAGAACTGCATGTATAAATGTTACAATATATTATAATAAACACTCCAAATAAAATAAAATTCAATTTTTTTAACTTTTACATAATTGTATCCATTCTTTATATTTTTCTTTAGAATCAAAAATTGGACCAGGGTGTAAATGCGAATCATTACCTTTCCAATTATACAGTTCTTTATTAGGTATATCTTTTAAATGTGGTAACCATCTTTTAATATAAATGCATTCAGGGTCCCATTTACGAATCATTTTATTGGATATATCCATTGGTCTTCCAGATAAAGGGACACCTTTGGCTGAATATTTTTTACCTGGAAAGTCTAATTCTGTTATCCATGCGTGATTTTTTGCATTTTGTGAAGGTCCTATAGCATCAACAAGTAGTCGCGAAAATCCAACCTGACTGCCGTATTTTGGATGAAAAGGGTTAATTAAAAGATATTTAGTCCAAAAAACACCTAATAACATTCTTAACCTATTATGTAAAAATCCAGAAATTTTCATTTGATTCATACCTGCATCAATTAATAAAAAACCAGTTTTACTGTCCCACATATGTTGCCAATATTTAGCAGATTTACTATTATGCCAATCTAATAAATCATATCTTTCATCAATATGCCTTTTAAAATCATTACCATGCGGAGTATATTTTACTATTGTTAAAAAGAAATCTCTCCAAAATAATTGTTTCAATAATATTGAATTTTTACCAAGATGTTTTATAATAGCTTGATGTGTTTCTCTTATACTAATACATCCGAAATTTAAAGATGCAGATATATTAGTAGTTTCGTAATCTAATCTATCCCTCATTACATTATATTCTTTAAATTTAACTAATTGTTTTAATTTTTCTAAGGCAATATGTCTTCCTCCATGCTGTGTGATAAATTTATTTTCGTTATAAAATTGTTGTAATGTTTTTTTAAATTCATTATTTAATTTAAATGTTTTTGATATATAGTTACTGTTATTATTTTTAATAGTTTTAGTCACTGTTGTTTTTAGAGCGTTTTTATAAAAAGCACCATATTGTTTAAATGCGTTACCATCGCTTTTTAATAATTTTTCGAAGGGTATTAATGTAAAATCAGTAAATGTTTCTAATACTTCTATATCGTGTTTTTCACAAATATTTTTCATTTTATAATCTCTGTTCAATGAATATTTAGAATAATCGGCATTCCATCCTACAACTATTTTATAATCATTTAATTGTTTTAATATATTTTCTAATATTATTTCTGGGTGTCCGAAAAAATAAAATAGTTTAGATTTTTTTTCTTTCAACTGTTGATCTAAATCTTCTAAACTTTCGCACATAAATTGCACAGCATTGTTTGAAAAATAATGCTGATTATGAACAGATTTAATTATTTGATTTTCATCAAAAAAAAACATAGGTATTACTTTATCACATTTTTTCATTAGATTTATTAATCCATGATTATCGTCAAGACGTAAATCACGCCTAAAAATGTATATACCATAAATCATTAATTATTTTTATATTATAAATAAATATATAAAAAATAATTATAAAAAAAACATATACTATTTATTATACAATGGATATAAATATTGAAGATGTAAATTACAAAAAATATATAAAATACAAAAAAAAATATTTAGAATTAAAACAAACAGGAGGTGGATTTAATGTATCTAATAAATCTAAATTACAAATATATAAAAATGAATATGATAAAATTGTAGTTTCCCCAAATAATACAGATAAGAATGTAACTACAGATTCGTTGAAGCGTGATAGTATAGAACGCTATTTTCATATTCATAATAATAAAAATAATAGTTTAATAAATGATTTAAAAAATGATAATTCAAATTTTGAATTTAATAATTTTAGTAATTTAATTACGATTGCTAAAAATAATATTGAAATATTATTTGATACTACTGGACCAGATCGTATGGGTCAAAAAAAAATTAGTAAAGATATAATAGTAGGTTATCATGATCATATAAAAAGTTATATAAATACCCATTTAAACCGTATACAAAATAAAGAAATTTTAATTGAATTACTGAAAATATATTTTGATAGTGCTCAATATAAAGTAAATGCACGACAACTTAAAGTTCCAAACTCGAATCAAATACTAGAACTGCCTTTATATTGATACTGATCAACCTGGTAGAATTATGGCAGTATTTATATTTGCTCCATTATTTGCATATAAAGCATGTTTATACAATTTTAGTATAAACATGCTTTTCATATGGGATTTATATTGGCTTATTTATAAAGAGCCATGTAAAAGTATATGATTTCTATTTACATATATGAGTTTTAATATTTAGGTTGCTAAAATAGGATGTTAATATTTTAATTAATAAAATATTATCTTTATTATTATTTAAATATGTTTTATATATTTTTATAAAGTCTATAAAATATTTTGTTTTTATAATAAAACTAGTAAAATCATTAATTGTTTGTTTATTTAAATTTAAATGATTTAAATTCTTTAATAATAAATGATTATTATAATTATAATATGTTTTATTATTAACAATAACCAAGTCGTTATTATCAATATTATGAACAAAATTAATACCAGTAATTTCATTAAAAAGTATTACTCCAATATTTTCTTTATTTATCCATAAAAATGTATTATTAGCTAAAAAATAAAATATATCAAAATAATCATTAATTCTAACTAAATAAATATATTTATAATTAATATATTCTTTTATATTTTCATTATTAAAATAAAATATAAATATAATTGTTGTTAATTTTATATTTAAATTATACGTGCTTATACTTTGTTCTTGGTTATTAATTAAATCTCTATTAGTTTTAATAAAGATAGCTTCATATGGATGTAAAGTTCTTGTAAAATAAGCATTTTTTAAATTCATATCACCTTTAATAGATGTTGGATTAAAATCAACATTTAAAGTTCTATAATCTATATTTTGGTATTCGGGAAGTAAGCAAGATATATTCCAATTATTTTTTAATATATGATAACTCATACCAATTTCTTTTAATAATATTAATTTAAAAAAATTAGTTTCAGTAAATAAATCAAAAATACTTTTAGAAATTAGAAATTTTAAACATTCTAAATCAGTAACGAACATTTGCGACTGTACATGTATATAATATTTTTGTTTATCATAATAATAATCCTTATTATTAAATACTAATCCTTCCGCTAAACTAATAGTAGTTCCTACTAACTTCACATCATCTTTTAATAGATTTTTAAAAGGTTCAGTCCATGACATTTTAACATAATCAGGTAAAAAAGGTCCTCTTACAGAAGTATTAATAAAAAAGAAATATTGATATTGTTCAATATTGATTGATTTTAATGCTTCTCCGTATGCACCAAAGTCATATCCGATGTTATCTCTGAATAAAACTTTAATATTATCATATTTTGGTATTTTTATCATACAATTACCATTTATTACAAATATATAATCATTTTTTTCTTCTAATCCGTAATTTAAAAAATACACTAAATTATTTTTATAATCATCATTTTTTTCATAATAACAATATATAACTAAAGTATTATTCATAATTATAATAATAAATATTTAATTTTAAATTAAATTAAATATTTAAACCTTTGAAATAACTTATATATTTATTTATTTTAATAAATATTTTGTAATACTATTTATTTCATTAATAGATATATTTCTATTAATTTTAATAAAAATACTTTCATATGGATGTACTGTTCTACCAAAACATGCATTTGTATAATTAGGGTCACCATTAATTGAAGAAAAATTAATATCATTCTTTAAAAGTCGATAATCAATATTTTGATATTCTGGGATAATACAAGATATATTCCAATTATTTTTTAAAACCAATTGAGACATTAGAATTTCTTTGATTGCAATAAATTCTACATAATTTTTATAATCATTGTTTTCAAATAATTTTGAAGATATTAAAAATTTCAAACATTCTTGATTCATAGCAAACATTTGTGTTTGAACATGAGTATATGGTTTTGTAAATTGTGTTACATTATAAAATGCATTAGATTCATTAGAATCTGTGTTTAATATATTGATAGAAGTACCTACTAATTTGACGTCATCCTTTAATAAATTAATAAATGGCTGATACCATTTAATATTAGCATATGTAGGAATAAACGGACCTCTTACAGATGTATTAATAAAAAAATAATAATTATATTCGTCTATATCAATCGTTTCTAGCGCATCATTATATGCTCCAAAGTCATAATCTTCATTTTTTCTAAATAAAACTTTAATATTATTTTGTTCAGGGATTTTAATAGATAAATCTCCATTTATTATAAATAAATAATCACATTCATCGTATAATCCTAATTTTAAAAACAAATCTAAATTATTTTTATAAATTTCGTTTTTTTCAAAATAGCAATACAATATTAATATATTATTTGTCATACGTAATATTTTTATTATATATTATTTAAGTATATTTATATATATATATATATATACACTATTTAGAATTAATTATAATATCTTTAACTTGTTGATTATTTATTTTATTATATATTTTATTGATAGTCACCTCTGAAATATTTAAAGTTGATGATATTTTTTTTTTATTAATATCTAGATTATATATTTTACTAATTAATAAAATTATTCCTGCGGCAATAGATACTGGTTGATGGTTAGATACAATATCATCATGAGATAAATATTCAGAAATTGTGATAGAAATCGGGATATAATCTCTATGTAATCCTAATTTCCCATGGTAACTGGTTATAAATTTCCCTGGATCAATAACGTCGTTGTCTTTAAGCAATGGTTCGTCATATAACAATTCTTCAAGTTTAGCAATACCTTGAGTAATTTGTGTTACGTCAATCTCAAAAATAGAAGCTATGTTTTTTAATGATAATGGTTGTTTTTGAACCTGTGCTCCATTAAACACACAAGCTGCAATAATACTTTTTCTATTTTTACCTCTAATAATTATTTTTTTCCCTTCATTTATACCACTTTTATGTTTAATTTCACTAATTTTCTTATATAAATACTTTGCATTTTCTGCGACAGCTTTACTTATGATGTTTGATTTACATTTTTCTTCAATCATTTGATTAACATCGTTCCTGCTTCTTTCGTCATATGGTTGTTGGTTCCAACTATGAAGTTTTATTATTTTAGTATATTTATTTCGATTCCTATCTACTATAACAGTACTTAAAGATGAATTTGGAGTATAATAATTAATAGGCGCCCCGCACCTAATACTTCCCTCGTTTTTACCGTCTTCATTATGAATCCATTCCGGATTCTGATCAAAAATATGTTCATTTATAGTCCCACAATCTTTACAAACGATGTTTCCTTTATCACTAATTAAACAATTGGATTCGCAATAAATACATACAATTATGCTTGATGATTTCTCTTTATCATTATCATCAAATAATTTCCATATGTCGTCGTCCTGGCATATTGCAATACAATCCATATTTTTAACTATTATTATAGTTGTCTAATCTTTAAGTATTTTAATATAATATATATATTATATTATATATATTCAATTTTTATCAGTTATTCAACCTATAAAAAATGAATATTATTTAAAGAAAAAAGAATATTAATATATTATTATGGAATTATTCATTTTTATAACGTCTGCTTTTTTAATATATAATCAATATTATTATCTATTAATAACATTTGTAACTTCTAAAATTATATTTGATTGGACTATTGAAAATGATGATAAAATTTTTGAGGATAAATTAGCTCTAACAATAAAAAATACATGCCTAACAATTAATAAATATAATAATAAATTATTTAAAGTATCTATATATAATTATTTAAATAATAAATTTTTAGTTATTGTAAGTATTATCAAGAAATCGGTAATTAATAAGGCTGAAAAAATATATATTAGCTATGTAATGAAAAATGTTGAAAATAATTATGATAAAATATTGATGTCTTTTTTAGGTAATATAAATTCTTGTATAGAACCGGCTGAAAAATATAAGTATAAAGATAAAAAAACAAATAATGTAAATGCGAACGTAGAAGATCAAGTTAAAAAATATATTTCAACTTTAAAAAAATCATCTTAATAATAAATGTTTTTTAAGTATTTTATATAAAACTACTTAAAAAAAAAATCATTAATAATATTAAAAAAAAAAATTGATTTTACAACACAATATATATAAAAGAATATATATATATAATATACTATAATGGAGAACTCCGTATCAAACAAAGATATTTGGAATCTTATTGATCTTTTATTCAATACAAAAAATGTTTTATATAATATGCATTATTTATCTTATCAACAATTTATTGAAGACAATATTATTTCAGAATTAAACAAAAAATATGTTATTCATGAAAATATTATAGGAAAACAAATTTATAGATATTCTTTAAAATTTGATAATATTATGTTAAAAGCTCCATCTGATGAATTTGATTATGATACTATTTTTCCAAATGATGCAAGAATTAGACATATTAATTACAGTAGTAAATTAATAGTTGATATAAAACAAATACAAGAAATAATAAATTTTGAATCTAATACAGTTGATGAAAAAGTTTTATATCATGAAAAGAAGATTAATATTGGCGCTATACCAATTATGGTACGTTCAAAATACTGTACAACTAACATCAAGAAAGATGTACCTAATTTAGAATGTACATATGATCCTGGATGTTATTTCATAATTAAAGGATTAGAAAAAGTAGTTGTTTCGCATGAAAGAATGTGTGAAAACAAAGAATTAATCTTTCCAAAGAAAGATATTAATTATACCGATGGTATTATGTACAGTGTACAAGTAAATTCAAAAGCACAAGACAGTACAAATATTAATATTACATCAATTAAAATGTTAAAAGATAAAACAATATTATTAACAATGCCTCATTTCTCAGAAATTCCAATTTTTATTATTTTTCGAGTATTAGGATTTGAAACTGATCAGGATATTATTAATTATATTGTATATGATAACACAGATACTAATATGATTAATATAATCAAGCCATCATTAACTAATAGTTTATTAGAATCATATAAAGATGATAATGGCGTAGATCATTTTATTATGACAAAGGAAGATGCAGAGAACTATTTAATTCAAAAAATGAAAACATCAAGAAAATATAATGAAACAGATTCTGAAATTAGACATATGCAAAAAAGAGAACATTTGTTAAGTATTTTAGAGAACGAACTATTTTCTCATATGGAGAAAGGATTTTTAGAAAAAGGTTATTATTTAGGTATGATGTGCAATAAACTTTTACAATGTATTCTAAAAAGAATAGAACCGGACGACAGAGATAATTTTATTAATAAAAGGATTGATTTGCCTGGTGCTTTAATGACAAGATTATTTGAGCAATATCTAAAGAAGATGATTAATGAATGTTCAAAAAATTTCAAGAAACGTATGGGTGGTTTAACAACAGATGTGAATCCGAGTAATATTATTGGTTTGATTAAATCAATGACCATTGAACAAGGGTTTACAACCGCTTTAGCAACAGGCAATTGGGGGTCCAATAAAAAGAAAGGTGTAGCACAGCCATTACATAGGCATAATTATTCAAATACTATTTCATATTTTAGAAGAATTATTACTCCATCTCCAGACGCAGCAACAAGTAAAATGGAAAAAATGCGCCATATTCACAGTGGTCAGTATGGTTTTATTGATCCTGTAGAATCACCTGATGGTGAAAAGATTGGTATTCAAAAACATTTGGCATTGTCTGCCAATGTAACGATTAATTCTAAAGAACAAATAAAAATTATTAAAGATTTATTAGATGATAAACCTGAAATATTTTCATATCTGACAGATATGTCACCAATTAAAATTAAAATAAATACAAAGGTATTTATTAGTGGTCAATGGTATGGTATGACAGATAAGCCAATCCAGCTTGTACAATATTTAAGAACTATGAGAAGTAAAGGCGTAATTGTTAAAATGGTAGGTATCGCTCATAATTTTAGAATGAAAGAAATAAGAATTAACACAGATGGCGGCAGATTGTATAGACCGTTATTAAAAGTTATCAATAATAAATTATTGTTAACACAAGAAATGTTAAATGAAATTGATTTAAACATGAGTGTTAATTCAAATAAAATATCAACTTGGAATGATTTTATTTCAAAATATAATGATGTAATTGAGTATGTTGATTGTGAAGAATCTGAAAATTTAATGATTGCTATGACTACTGATATTTTAAATGAAGAAAGAAATAAAATGTTAAATAAAGTTATTAGTGATAATAATAGTAATAATAACAATATGATTAATAGATACAATAATGTTTATCGTAAATTTACACATTGTGAATTTAACCCAGCTATGATGTTGGGTACAGTATCATCTAATATTCCATTCTCAGAACATAATCAATCTCCAAGAAATATTTATAATTTCTCTCAAGCAAGACAAGCAATGGGACTTCATGTTAGCAGCTTGCGTCATAGAATTGACCTTACATACCAATTGTTTCATCCTCAGATACCTCTTGTTCATACAAGAATGGCTAAATACACGAATATGTTAAATTTACCAAGTGGTGAAAATGTAATTGTAGCGATTGCTTGTTATACTGGTTATAATCAAGAAGATTCTATTATTATCAATAGATCTTCTGTAGATCGAGGTTTATTAAGAGCAGCATATTTTACAAAATATCATGATGTTATTCAAAAAAATCCATCGACTTCACGTGATGATATTTTTACCAAACCAGACCCTAACCAAACTATGGGTATCCAGTATGGCAATTATGACAAACTTAATGACAAGGGATATATCGAAGAAGAAACCAGAGTTGACCCTGGGGACTTTATTATCGGGAAAGTCTCACAGATCCAACCAGATAAAAATAATAGTAATAAAATTTATAAAGACAGTAGCACTAAATATAAATCAGGTGTAGCTGGTGTTATTGATAAAGTTTATACTGGTGTTTATAATACCGATAACTTTGAGATGTATAATGTTAAAGTCAGGTCAGAAAGAATCCCAAGAGTGGGCGACAAGCTTTGTATGTTAGGTGATCATGAAGTTTTGACCAATAAAGGATGGTTTAAATTTAATGAACTCTACCAAAGATATCATAATAAAGAAGACTTTAAAATTGCTACTTTACACGAAGGACAAACTATCAAATATGATACGCCTATTGATGTTTATGAATGGGAATATGAAGGTGATATGTATAAATTAACTTCTCAACAAGCTGAATTTTGTGTTACTATGGATCATGAAATGTTAGCCAAGAAAAGAAATTCAAAATCTTTTGAATTAATTAAAGCGAAAGATTTAATTGGAAAAAGATATAACCTTAAAAAGAATGGTATTATTGATATTCCTGATGTTGAAATAATTAATATTAATGGTAAAATATTTAAAATGGATGATTTACTAGATTTATTGGGAATATTTATTGCAGATGGATATTTGTCACAGAATAATATTTGTATTGCAGGAACTAAAGAAAGAAAAATAGAACATATTAATGATATATGTAATAAAATGGAATTAAGACATTATCAACATAAACAAAAAAATTCTGAATTAATGGAATCACAATATGAATATAATATTCAACATAATATTAAAAGCAAAGAATTATACGAATGGTTAAAAGACTATAATGTTGGAGCAGTAAATAAATATCTTCCAGATTTTGTATTTGAATTAAATTCAAGACAAGCAAGAATTTTATTATCAAGTTTGCTATCATGTGATGGAACATATACAAATAAAAAATCTAATACTCAAAGTTATTATACATCATCAAATAAATTAGCGGATGATGTAATGAAATTAGCTATTCATGCTGGATGGAGTGCTAAAATTAAAATTAATAGATATGCAGGTTATGAAAGTATGAAAAAAGATGGTTCTATAATTAAAGCTAATAATGATATGTTATCTGTAGCAATTAACAAATTTAAAAATGAACCTCAAGTTAATCACGGTCATAAAAATTCTCAAAATGGGCAACTTGAAGAAATTGTTTATCATAAAGGTAAAGTATATTGTTTAGAAGTTCCTTCACATATATTTATGATTAGGTATAATAATAAAAATGTATGGACCGGTAATTGCAGCAGACACGCACAAAAAGGGAGTGTTGGTATTTCTCTCCCTACTGAAGATATGCCTTTTACTAAAGATGGTATCCAGCCAGATATTATTATTAATCCCTGTTGTTTCACAGGAGAAACATTAATCTCTATGACTAATGGATTGTCTAAGAAAATTAACAGTTTCAGTAGCCAAGGATTAGAGAAAGTATTGACGTTTAATGATAAGACAGGTTTTGTTCCTTCATTCTCATTAGGACTTGAAAATAGAGGTATTAAAGATACTATCGAGATTACAATGTATGATGGAAGAACAGTTACTTGTACTCCAGACCATAAGATTAAAGTTAAGACATTAATTGGCGATGGCTTTGAATACAAGGAAGCTAAAGATATTAAAATTAATGAAGATAACGTTATTATGGGTATCGAATATACAGAAGATAAAGTATATGATGACGAAAAAGATTGGTCATTGAGTGTTGGAGAATATGAATTTAATTTTAAAGATAATTTAAATAGAGAAAAATCATTAGCATTTGCAAGAATATTAGGATATTTGAGTACCGATGGTACTATTTGTCATTCTAATAATACATTTATAGGTCGTATTAATATGGGACTTTTATTAGATGCAGAAGGTATCATTAATGATATTGAAATAATTACTAATAAATCTCCAAAAATATGTCAAGATCATTTAACATTTAATATAAATGTTCCAAGTGAATTAATTAATAATATTGTACAATTAGAAGGTTTAATGACAGGTAGAAGAACAACTCAAGAAGCATCTTTACCTAAATTTTTACTTGAAGATAATTGTCCTAAAGTTATTATTAGAGAATTTTTAGGAGGATTTTTTGGTGGTGACGGTCACGCTCCTTATTTATGTGATAAATTATTTTCAACAATAAGACTTTCACAATCTATAATTGTAAAATATAAAAAATCATTAGAAAATAAAATGAATAATATTATACAATTAATGAATAAATTAGGCGTTAAAGCTAAGATTATTAGAACTAGAGATTGTCATACAAAGACAGAGTTATATAAAAATGAACCAAGGCTTCAGTGTGAAATTGGCGTTGAATCTAATATTAAATTCTTAGAAAATATTGGATTTAGACATTGTATTCAGAAGTCAGCTAGATTAACAATTGCTATTTCATATGAAAGGTTCTATAACAATGTATTAAAACAAACACAAAATTTATTAAATAAGATTGATGATATATTTAATAATGAACATATACTGATGAAAGAAGTATTAGTGAAAGCAAGAAATGAATTATATTCAACTGATAAACCATTAGATTCATTCTACTCTACATTAGATTTAACATATGTTAATAATAAAAGAAGACAAGATAGAAAAGATAAACCAATTGTATTTAAACATGATAGGTTTTACACAGCTGAAGAATATATTAAACAACTTGGCTGTGAAGAATGGTTCACGCGTCAAGAAGACGGTAAGATGAACTATATTGTAAAAAGAGAAAATAACTACATACCATATTTTACAATGAAAGTAAATAATATTACTGATGCAGGACAAAATGAAGTTTATGATATTGGAGTATCAACGCATCATAATTTTATCGCAGAAGGGTTAGCTGCTTCAAATTGCATTCCTTCAAGAATGACAATAGGTCAACTATTCGAGTGTGTTCTTGGCAAAGCATCTGCTCTATCTGGACATTTGACAGACGCTACACCATTTGATAATGTAGATATAGAAGAAGCTAAGAAAGTATTAAAACAATATGGCTTTGAAGAACATGGTAATGAAACACTTTATTGTGGTTATACTGGTAAAAAAATGGAGGCACAGATATTCATTGGTCCAACATATTACTTCAGATTAAAGCATATGGTGCTCGATAAAATTCACAGTCGCAGTCGCGGACCAACTGCAATTTTAACAAGACAACCTACAGAAGGCAGAGCTCGTGAAGGTGGTCTTAGATTTGGAGAGATGGAACGTGATGCAATGATATCTCACGGATTGAGTCAGTTCCTTAAAGAGAGATTTATGGAAACATCGGATCAATACTTTGTTCATGTTTGTGATAATTGTGGTTTGTTTGCTCGTAAAGTTATAGACAGCAATCATTATATTTGCGATAGTTGCAGAGAAACTAAGAAGATTTCTACTGTCGCGCTACCTTATGCATTCAAATTAATGGTACAAGAACTTCTTGCAATTAATATCATGCCTAGAATCAGAGCATCATAAACAAATATAGTTAATTTATAAAAGTTATATATAAACATAATAAATATAATTTAGTTTTATATAATTTTTATGTTTTATTATCATTATATATTTTAAGTAAATAGTCATTTATATTTATATTTAAACTTTTTTTTTTCAAAACTACATTTATAGCTTCAGCTACGGTTTTTGTCTTTGATTCACTTTGAATTTGGTTAAGAAAATGAGAACTATTATTAACAGTATAATTAGATATTATACTGATAATATAGTTATTAAATTTTGAATCACGTTTATCTGTTCTTATATCTCGAAGTATGTGATTATACATGCTATCTCCAAAAAACTGCTCTTTTACTGTACTTGATGTCCCTCCTCCCCCTCCTTCGCTAATATATTGTTTTTTTAAAGCTAAATACTTTAATTTATATTTTAAGTATTTAGCTTTATTTGTTTGTTCTTTATCAATATCCATTTTATAATATATATATATATATATATATATATATTATAAATTTTAATATATATATATTAAAATTTTGAAGACAATAGAATACACAAATTACTTGCAATTAATATTATATCTAAAATAAGAGCACCGTAAACAAATGTAGTTAATTTATATAAGACGATATATTGTCTTATATCATCTTATATAATTTATTATGTTTAAGAAAATCAACCACTTTTCTTGTTTTTTTGATCCTCTTTTTATTAAACATAAAAATATTTTTCTATCACTCGTTCCATTATTGTCGCAACCTTATCTTTATTCATAATTTTAAAATGATATAGAATAGCATTATGAGTGACTTTTTCAACCATATTGGCAACATCTTCGAAATTATCAAAATTATAATCAATTTCATCAAAACGACGTTTGTCTAATCGTGTTCTATCACGTATTACTTTATTCATATAAGTTCCGATGTCTCTATATCTGTCGCCATTTACTAAACCATTTTTGTTCTTACTTTCATCGAAAAATATATCATTTAAAAATGTTACTAAATCATTTGTAGGAACCCTTGCTTTTTTAGATACAGTTACTACCCTTTCATTTTCTAAAATATAAGGTACTGTATTTTTATTTGGTGCTTTTGCTGCTGTTGTTGGTGCTTTTGATGCTGGTGCTTTTGGTGCTGTTGCTGGTGTTTTTGCTGGTGCTGGTGTTTTTGATGCTGTTGCTGGTGCTGGTGCTGTTGCTGGTGTTTTTGCTGTTTTTGTAGTTGTTGTTTTTGTAGTTGTTGTTTTTGATGCTGTTGCAGGTGTCGTTGTTACTGTTGCTTTTGTACCAACTGGTACATCTGTATCAGTACCACCAGTACCAGCTGGTACTTGACCAGCTATTACAGCGCCACCTTCACCAATATGTTGTTTTTTAAAATCTAAATACTTTGATTTATATTTTAAATATTTTTGTTGATAATCTAAATTATTATCATAATCTACTTTTAATTTGCAAGTACCTCCGTATTTTATATCTAAATACTTTAATTTATATTTAAAATATTTTTGTTGATAATATAAATTATTATCTATATCATAATCTATTTTAAATATGCGACTATTAGTATACCCTCCGCCAATATGTTGGTCTTTTAAAGCTAGATACTTTGATTTATATTTTAAATATATTTGTTGATAATATAAATTATTATCTCCAGTATGACCTCCTTCGCCAATATGTTGGTCTTTTAAAGCTAAATACTTTAATTTATATTTAGTTTGTTTGTCAATATTATAATCCATTTATAATATTAATTATAATATTTTTTTACAATTAATATG